GCTGCGTTGGCGTGAGCAAGGTTTGCGGGCGATAGATGAAAAGAAAACTGGCAGCCTATATTTCGCGGAATTTTCGCCACCAAATTCGATAGATCCAATGAGTAGTGAAGCTTGGGTGCTGGCAAACCCCGCGATAGGACACACATTGAGCATCGCGGTATTAGAAAGCGAAGCGCAGCAACCAAACAGAAACGCTTTTCTGCGCTCAAGCGTAAACCTTTGGACTGCCAGCGCTAACGGTTGGCTGCAGCCGGGCATTTGGGATGAGCTCAAAACATCCGAGCCAATGCCAAAAGGCGGGGTGCTATCCATCGAACAATCACAAGATGAAAGCCGCTATGTGGGTGTTCGCGCCGCAATGAACAACGCAGGCAAAATCCAAGTTTGTTTAGAATTCGTTAAAGACACTTTGCAAGATTGCTGGCAAGCCGTAGAACAAGCATGCCAAGACCAAACCACCCGCCTACTGATCACCCCAGCTGTCGAGATGAGTTTGCCACCCAAATTTGCGCGCCGCTCATCAATGGTTGGCAATCGTGAGCTGCAACGCTGGACTGCCGCCACCCGCGCCGCCATCCTAGAAAAGCGCATACAGCATGACGGATCAACACTATTTGCACAGCATGTTGAAAGAGCGGTAGCAGTAAAAAATCAAGGTGCGGTAACTTTGTCATCAATCAGATCACCCGGACCAATCGAGCTTGCCCGCTGTTTAGTGTTCGCCACAGCGATGGTTTCCAAACCGGCAAATGTTGGCAAACCCACGATCATTTACGCAAACGGCTAACATTATTTGCGGGTGGCTGCCGAGTGAAACTTTCTCGGATTACTGCGGCAGCCACCTATCACAAACAGCAAAACATTTTTGGGGCATACTTAGCGCATGGGAATTTTTAACCGCAGCACACAAAAAGCAATGATCAGCGAGCAACCAAAAAAAGCTGCCGCTGCGGGTGCAATGATGCCGGCAACAAACAACTCAGGCGCGGGCATGGTTGGTGTTTACTATTCCTACTTTGAGGGCAATCAGAGACAAATTGCAATGAGCCAACCCACGATCAGCCGCGCTCGAGATTTGCATTGCACCACGATTAGTTGCATGAATTTGCGCATGTATAACGAAGTGTGGAACAGCATCGAAGAAAAGATGCAAAAAGTTTTCATTGCGCCACGCTCATGGCTACGAAAAATAGATCCATCAGTGCCAAACAATTTCATAATTTCGTGGACTGTAGATGATCTTTTTATTTACGGCAGAGCGTTTTGGTATATAACAAGCCGCACAGCTGACGGCTACCCAGCGAGCTTCACGCGGCTACCGGCAAACCTTGTGCAAACACTCGATCAACCCGGACCAATTTTTTATGCGCCATCAAAACAAATCACTTTTCAAGGTGGCGAGCTTAATGCAGAAAATGTTGTGCAATTTCTTTCACCAATTCAGGGCATTGTTTACATGTCAGAAAAAGCAATCAACACAGCAATCAAATTAGAAAATGCGCGCTACCGAAACGCAAGCTCAGCGATCCCGGCAGGCGTATTGCAAGTGCAACCAAATTCAGAGCCGCTTTCACCACAAGAGCTCGCTGATTTGGCGGCATCATTTAACGCCGCTCGAGCAACAAACCAAACAGCTGCGCTATCGCCTGAAGTGCACTACATAGAAACAGCAACATCACCGGACAAAATGCTCTTGATCGCGGCAAGCGAGTATCAATCCGCTGATCTCTGCAGGCTCACCAATATCCCGCCCTACTTGGCAGGCATAAGCGTTGGCTCATACAGTTACCAAAACAGCAAAGAAAGCCGCGCAGATCTTTGGTCTTTTGGCACTCGAGCATACGCCGATTGCATTGCAAGCACATTAAGCCAAGATGCTTATCTGCCACGCGGCACTTTCGTAGAATTCAACACTGAGGAATATCTTGAGAGCGATTATGAGCCATCAAACGAAATGCCAAACACACAACGCAACGATGAGATAGGATCACGAACATGATCAAATTAACCCCCAAGACATTGATCACGGTTGATGCGGCAGCGGCAGAGGGCTCGCCGCGCCGCTCAATCAGTGGTGTTGCAGTTACCTATGATGAAGTTGCAACTGTTAGCGATGGCACACAAGTTAAAATTTTGCAAGGCGCGCTGCCGGTCGAAGGCAGAAACCCAAAGCTATACATGCAACACGACAGCACACAGATCATTGGGCAAGTAGTCGAGCGAGTAGATACAAACGAAGGCATGCTTTTTACAGCCAAAATCAGCGCCACAACTTTAGGCAATGATGCGATGGAAATGGTAAAAGATGGCACAATTGATGCGGTTTCGGTTGGCATCAACCCCACCAAATTCAGCTATGACGATGATGGGGTGATGATCGTGGAAGCCGCCCAATGGACTGAGCTAAGCCTTGTTTCACAGGGCGCTTTTGAGGGTGCTGTAATAACTGAGGTGGCGGCAAGTATCCCACAAACAGATCAAACTTTAGATAATAATGATAAGCAAGACACAACAAAGGATGAAAACAACATGAGCGAAAAAGTCGAAAACCCAGTAGTTGAGGCAGCACAAGCAACCACAGAAAAACTTTGGGCGCAGCCAAAACGCGAATTTAAATTGCCATCAGCCGGTGAATTCATGGCTGCATACCACATTGGCGGCGACACTTTCAAAAACATGAATGCAGCTGTGCACGAATTTGCACAGACACAGCGCACACCATTGCAAGCTGCGGCGGGCGATGTTCTCACAACTGACACACCCGGCTTGCTTCCAATTCCGGTGCTCGGACCGCTTGTGCAGGATATCAACTTTCTGCGCCCTGTAGTAAACGCAGTTGGCGCGCGCGCATATCCTGATGGTGGACAATCAAAAACATTTATCCGCCCAACAATCACAACGCACACAAGCGTTGCATCACAAGCAAATGAGCTTGCTGCAGCATCAGCCACAACAATGGTTATTGCTTCAAACAGCGTCAGCAAAACAACTTTGGCTGGACAAGTAACACTTTCAGTGCAAGATATTGATTTTACTTCGCCAAGCGCAATGCAATTAATCCTTAATGACTTGATGGGTGAATACATGCTTGCATCAGACAATCTTGCAGCTGACAATTTGCTGACTGCAGCAACTTCATCAGGTGTTTGGGATGGCACAGTTACAGACTTGCTCACATCGGTTTACGATGCGGCGAACGATGTTGCAAGCGGTCGAAACTGGATGCCTACACACATGTTTGTTTCAGTTGATGTTTGGGCACAACTCGGCAAGCTTGTAGATGGCAATAATCGCCCAGTGTTTCCATTTATTGCTGCAGGTTTGTCAGGTCAAAACGCACTTGGCGCACAATCTGCAGTTTCATGGCAAGGCAATCCGCTCGGCTTGCAACTTGTAGTGGATAGCAATTTCGCTGCCAAGACAATGATCATCACTCGAGTTGGACAAGGCACAGGCGATGCTTATGAATTTTACGAAAGCATTAGAGGTTTGATGAGCGTTGAAGTGCCAGCCACACTTGGGCGCACAATGAGCTTTCACGGTTATGTTTCAACCTTTGCCGCAATTAGCGGCATGATCCGCAAGATCACACAGGCTTAGCCTTAGGCGGGCAAACCGCTCATGGCAACATACAACACAGCGAGCAAGCAACTACTAGATAACTATGCGGTAGTTGCTACGCTCGAGCCATCACCTATTGAAGTAGGGCAATCGGTAACGGTTGGCAGCTTAGGCGCACCATTTAACGGCACTTTCACAGTGCTTGCATGCCCACAGTTTTTATTTACTGGGGTGGATGGTGCAACAGGTGAATTTTTGTTTGACTACACAACCCCAGTGCCTAACCAAATTCTTTACGCCTGCACAGGTGCAGATGTTGAATTTGTTGCAACTTATGCCGGTGTCATTACCTACACTCAGGTTTGCACATGGATCACAGCAACCAATATCGAGGATTGGTTAGGGATAGGCACAGCAACCGCAGCTGATACAGCGTTTTTGACGCAATGCGCGGCAGCTGCAAACGCATTTTGTTACAGGCGCAGACAAGAGGCAGGCTATTTTGACAGCCTTACAACTTCGCCTAGTGGTGATGTAACGCTGGGCACGATCATGTATGGCGGCAATCTTTACAGGCAGCGCGGCGCAGTAACAGATTTTGCAAGCTTTGATGGCATGGCGGCAGGCGGCACAAACGGGCTTTCACCAATGATCAAACAGTTGTTAGGCGTGAACAGGGCAACGGTTGCCTAATGCCAGTCGCCTACACAGATCTATTTAATGTGGCGCTTGATAATCTCACAACAAGTATTGGCGCAATCTTGGGCATCAGCGTGGTAAACGATCCACGAAACGCAAACCCGCCATGCGCTTTTATAGATGCACCCAGCTTTACGGGCTGGAATTACAACATAGTCAAAATGGCTTTTCCGGTGCGCCTAATAACGCTTGGACCGGGCAACCTTGACGCACAACGAAACCTTTTGAACATGATGAGCAAACTATTGGCAGCCAACTTGGGCATCACGGATGGCAGACCAACAGTAGCCATCATTGGTGGCGCAGAGTATCCCGCCTATGATGTAACTGTAAACATGCAATCACAAACGGCTTAGAGGTAAAACATGGCAACATACATTGTTACAAGCGACAGGCTTGCAGGGTTTAAACGCGGCGATCAGCTCGAAGCCAAAGACATTGATGGCGACATTGAGCACCTAATTGAAGCCGGGCACATATCCCCACAAGGCTCAAAAAAATCTGCTAAAACTAAAGACACAGACACAGAAAAGGAATAACTCAAAATGGCGACAACTGTTTATCTCTCAAACCCGGCACTCACAATCAACTCGGTTGATCTTACAGATCAGGCAACCAGTGCAACATTGACATTTGCCTATGATCAACTTGAAACAACCGCATTTGGGCAAACCGCTCGAGTGTTTGGTGGCTCGGCAGTAACATCGCTGCAAAACAACACATTTGAAGTTGAGTTGTTTCAAAGTTATGCAGCAAGCGAAACTGAAGCCAGCATTTATAGCTTGGTTGGTATTCAAACGACTATCACGGTTTCACCAACTGCAGCTGGACTTGTAACCCCAAGTGCAACCGCGCCAAAATACACTTTGACAGGCGCTTACCTTTCGAGCCACACGCCAATCAATGCGAGCTTGGGTGAGCTCAGCACAATTACGCTGACTTTCACAGGTGGCACACTTACTAAAGCCACTTCATGATCTCGCGGCTTAAGCCGCTGAGAAATACAAACGCAAGACCGCAAGAGCGAAGCCTTGCCCGAGAAAGGAAACAAAATGCAATTAACGCTTAAAGCCGTATTTACTGACGGCACAACGCAAACCATTGAAACCAATTTGGCAACTGTGGTTGCATGGGAAAGAAAATATAGGCGCAAAGCATCCGAGATGGCATCCGGCATTGGTGTCGAGGATCTTGCTTTTATGTGTTACACAGCATCACAAAAAGCGGGCGTAACTGTGCCAGCCACACTTGATCTTTACATTGACAAACTGCGAAACATCGAGGTGGTAGATCAGAACATCCCAAAAGTAGGCGAGGAAGTTTAAGATATGCGCTTGCCGAAATCTTGGTTGCAACAGGGTTTTGGGGTGCTGAAACATTTGAAATTGATGATGTGAACACCGTGATTGAAATCCTTAACAGACAAAGCCGGGCAAAATAATGGCTTACACAGCGCGCATAGAGGTGCATGGCATTAAAGAAGCATTGGCTGAGCTCAATAGCTTTGATCCGAAATACCGCAGGCAGGTAACTAAAGACATTGCTAATGCTGGGCAAAAAATTATTACCAGCGCTCGAGACATGATCAAAAACTTTGATAACAGCGAAGGCAATGGCGCGCCGCTATCGGGCATGTATAAATCAAAGCTTGTTAAAGGGCGTGATGTGTATTGGGATAACAACACTGTGCGCGCAGGTTTCAAAGTAAAAGTTGGTGCAGCCGCACAACGGCAAAGAATAGTTACTTTTAAAGATAAATTTGATCCTGAGACAAACCCGCGTGAAAGCCACAATGTGCTGTTTAAGGCGAAGCCTTATCAGTTGATGGTGATCCAACAAAAAGATGCTGCCGGCGCAATTTATGATCATGCAGGCAGGCGCACCAAAGGCATATTTGTAACAAATCTAAATGCTGAGGTTGGTTTAGAGCCACGCGCTATTGATCCAGCTGTGGACATGCACAAAGAAACAGTTGAGCAAGAGGTGCTGGCAATTGTCGAAAAGGTTATGGAAAAAGTAAACAGAAATTTGCAGGTGCGCTATGGCAATTAACATCCCAATCATCTCAAGCCTTGATAGCAAAGGTTTTGAAAAAGCGGCGCTCGAGTTTAAGAGCCTTGAAACAAACAGCCAAAAAGCTGGGTTTGTTATGGAAAAAGCTTTTTTGCCGGCTGTGGCTGCACTTGCAGGGCTCACGGCTGCAGCTGGATTATCGGTAAAAGCTGCGATAGAGGATGAAGCCGCACAAGCTCAATTGGCTAAAACTTTGCAAAATGTTGTGGGTGCAACTGAAGGACAG